CGGTTCATAAGCTTGGTCTCTTATGTTCCACGATCATGATCAACCGTCTTCCCCTACAAACGTCGTAGAAGGCAACCTTAGAATGTTTTGACGCATCTCAATATGCGAAGTCTCCACTAGGGATTGCGACCTCACACACAGCATTTTTCGTTGTCCGGAAATTTCTAACCGAATACATCTAAGTCACCCCCTCCGATCAAAGATCGGGGGTACCAGGTCACCTGGATAGGACCGGTAGGATTTTTTGTTTACTTTCAACTGTGAAAACGGATTCCTCCACCATCGGGAACCTTCCTTCAGCTCTATCAACGTCCATACGAGATCGTACGCGACGGGTAAAACTGATGAGATTCTTAGTGATGCGATCCTCAGCAGATGAATTAGGATTGAATAATGTAGAGAGGCCCTTTCCTAGCCAACCTTCCACATACGAGATTGCGACAAACGCCCGTCCATAGGTTTCTTCACCTTCGTAGACGCGGTATGATCGTTTGCTCACAAGACCACCACCTTCCCTGCGAACCACCTGGTTAAAGAGATCGAAATGGATCCATTCTTTCTCTATACCCAGACAGACAGGGGAGACAGCAGACTCCCGTAGTGCGTGATAAGCATAAAACTTGTCCTCATTTGAATACCCCTCAAGTTGTACCATACCTAGGCCCCCCATCCAATTGGGGAGGAACCATGAGCCTGGGAACTTCTTGAGTGCTTCCGCATGCTGCCCTAGAAACAGAGCCGTGATAGCTCTATGTAAATAGACAGGAGACGTTTCAATGAGTTTCCTTTGTAAGACACCAAGTTCATATAGTGTCATCCTTTTAGTTTTAGTCTTTAGCCTAGTTTCAGTTTTGTTTGTATTATAGTGTACATCTTCTTCGGACTCAGACCTTTTGTTGCCATAGAGCAGCCCAAGGTTGACATACTTCACCTCATAAAACCTCAACACCTCTCTCTCTTTCTCTCCACCTTCACCACCTTTCAACCAGAAAGTAGTACTGTTCATTGAACAAAATTTATCCGAGTCATAGGTCTTTCCCAAGGATTTCTTAAAACCATACTGATGTGCAAGCGTTTCCCAAATAACCGGAAACTTCCTGCAATCCGCACGGTATGGTGTTAGACAATCGTCGCCATTAATCCAGCCCGGGAACTGGGATAGAGGGATAACCCTCTGTTCCGCTAGTTCCAGGGACTTACGCATTAAAGCCGCGTTCAGAATGCACAAGATAGGAAACGATGTTATCGATCCCATTAACTGCCCTCTTCTTTGCCTACCCAAGATCTCCTCACGTACAGCCTCGCCCACATTGTTATGACCGTCTCGCATAGGGCTATTTTTGCCCTTAATTTGTACCTTTGTAACATAAAGATGGCCTGTCAGACTCCGATGAAGAAGTTCACCAATTGCCCCCATTCCGTACCCGTTCTTCTCTTTGAAAACAGCACAAATCTCATCCGCAACACACTCAGACACCCAGGAAAATAAATTATCCGTGGCGCCCTCGTAGTCACCGCTATGAAATCGGTACTGGCCGTTCCTAAGAAAAGGTTTGAACCTTGCATTAATTAACTCCTCACTTATGGGTTCCCCAATTAATTGAAATATTGGGTTCCGCCTTAAGCAGGTATGTAACGATTGTTGCAAGGTCTTTAATACGAAATAAGTGACCGGTGGTCCCTTACTAATACACCGAACCTTTAAAGCCTCCCTCAAACCAACGACGCAAACCTTAGGCTCTTCTGTCAGTGCCTCGTTGACACATTTCCAGTAGAATCGTCTATAGGCTAATTCAAACTCCTCGGTATAAACCGCAAGTCCAATAACCTCCTTCAACTCATCTCCTTCATGCATCTTCTCATCACTAACTCCAAGCTCACCGTACCATTCACTCACATAACCATCCACAAGAACATTTAGTCTCTCGTACTCTAAAGGCGAGCACGCAGCTTTGAATTCCTGAAAAGCGGCAGTTCGTTCCAGGGAAGCATAACTCCCCTTGTCCTGGCGTTTGTCCTTAACGTTAGCACTTGTACTAGGTAATATAGGCTTTGACATATCACTGATTGTGAACTGCCAATGCCTTAGTACTTCGCGAGTAGTCCTCCGTAAATCCCGTTCAACTTCCTTCCTACCAATTAGAGTGCCATCACCAACAAGCACCATGTCATCATACTTCACCTCATAAGCAAATTCGTATGCTTCAATATCCTCCTTCACTGTCGTCATCACGGCAACATGTTCATTAATCTTTGCAGTAACGAAGTCCCCACCAGGACGCGGCATCCCCTTCTTACTCTGTAGCACCGAAGTGCAAAAAGAGCGAAAGACATCCACGCGTCGAGATAAGCCCCGAACAAAGTTATAAAACGGACCCCCAATGAAATACCTTGGGTTCTCTCCGTCCTTATAAACATGACCGCTTAACTCTTGGTTATCCATCCAAGCAGCAAAGAAATCACTAATCCGCACCTTCCAATACTTAATCCAGTTCAGCCCTGAGTCCAACATTTTGTCAATAGAATTTTTAATTTGTTTTTTTATGATTTTTTCTTCTATTTCCGCCATATTAAACCCATAGATAACATAGATAGTTAGCAGTGTCCTCAGACACTCCGTCCCCCTCCAAACCTCATCTTTCGTCCACGTCGAATGCGCTAACGCAACGACCTCTGTCTGAAGGTCTGAGAATATTCTATCCAAGATAGATCTATTCTTAGACACCTCTTCGGGCAGGAGAGATGAGGGGACCACGGTCAGGGCTGGTTCCATAAGCCCCCCTGAACAAACATTATGAGCGAGTTCATCCAGGATCTTTCCAAAAGGAGCCGGCTGTGGCAAGTCCCCCTCTTTCGAGGTGGCCACTTGCGCGGCTGGTTCTTCAACGGTAGTGACACCCGTCTTCTGGCGAAGAACTCTTACGTACGATGTTGAGCATATTCGAAATTTCGAGAATATGCACGGC